TGCTTGAGCTGCTTGAGCTGCTTGGGCTGCTTGGGCTGCTTGGGCTTGTCTAGCACGTTCAGCTACCTGTTCTGCTTCTCTCGCACGTACAGCTGCTTGTGCTGCCTGTTCTGCTTCTCTCGCACGTTCGACTGCTTGGGCTTGTAATACTTGTCTAGCACGTTCGACTGCTTGGGCCTGTAGTGCTTGTCTAGCTTGTCTAGCTTGTGCGGCAGGGTCTATAACAACTGGACTGGGTAATACTGCTGCTGGTTTATTAGAGTTTCTTGATGCTAATTCTAAATTCAAAGCAGTTAATTTTTGACTTAAAGCTATATATTTTGCTGTTAATTCATTAGTATCTTTTGTACATGTAGCATTTAAATCATTATACATTTCTTCCCATGTTTTTCCTCCTTTCAACTTAATATACTTCATTTTATACTTTAAATATTTTTGATAATAATTATTCATAATATATATATATATATATATATTATAAAATAAATAAACTAATTAAATATTTATAAACTAATAAATAAAAAAATTATTCTTCTATAAATCCATCATCCGATCCCATTTTATCAGTTATATTAAGTGGTTCAATTAGCAAATTCAAATTTTGATTTTCAACAATAATATTATTTTTATATTCAAATAATTTTTTCCACATACTTGACCCATCATCTGTTGGAACGACTAATTTATAATCATTACTTTCTTTCTTTATTTCTAATCCATATTGTGATTTAATTATTTTCTTAATAAATGTTAGCGATTCTTTTTCGTCAAAATCTAAAAAATTCTTATTTGATATCTTACAATTAAATTTATAGCAGATATTATTATATTCTGTATTAAATGTGTCTTTAATATCCTCAATTTGTATTCCTATACTCTCAGATGATACAGTTTTAGATAAATCATTTATATCAAATCCTAATATTTCGATAAATTCTAAAGCATATTTATGACTAGTATAAATATTATTACTAATTAAATCCGAATAAGCACTTTTTCTATACGAATCATTCTTGATATTTATTTTAATTAGTTTCAATTTATCTTCTGATTTTTGTGAGCCTGTTTCTAGAATTCTCTTTAAATTTCTATAATGTTTCTTCTTTTGAGGATCATCATATAATTCAAATATTTGTTTTGTTTTCTCTCTATCTAAATTAATATTTTCTATATCATAACATTTCTTGAATTGATATCTCTTCATTTTCATTACCTCCTCATCTGTTCGTAATTCTTCTCTTTTTCTTTTAATATCAAAGTATTCATTTTCAGTAATATCTAGTGTATCAGTAATCCTCTCAAAATAATCTTCCTTCTCTCTCTCAACTCTCTCCTTCTTCTTTTCTTTTAATAATTTAGCATATTCTACCGTATCTTCTAATTTATGATAATGTAATTGATATCCCTTATTTTTTAAATATCCAAATACACTCCAGCAAAAATTATTCTTATTCTCTATCGTCTCCATACTATTTCTAACATATAACTCATATTCTGGCTCACTCTTATACGGATAATATATTACTCTCTCATTACGGTGTGATGTTAATTCCTCTTCTTTTTTCTCAAGTGTATTTATTTTTTCAGGTGTAGCATATGGCATTATCTCTTTTATATTTCCATCTATAAACTTTAAATAATCATCTATCTTGCGAATCTTATGTGGTATAATATTCGTATGTATATCATAATGTGTTAAGTAGTGATCATTACATATTAATTCTTCGGCTTGTTCATAACTAATACGATTATCATCCTTAAATTCCTCATACTTGTCAAATGTTAAATATAATATTTTACTCTTTGGATGTCTAACACGATGAATCATTTGACAGAATTCTTGAGATCCTAATGATCCCTCACATCCATAAGCATATAATGCGTCAAAATGATTTGTTTTGTCAAATGAAATACCCATACATACGGATGGAGTATAGATAACAATATCATATCTAGACCATTGTTCATCGACATGGCTTACAATATTAATTTTTTCTTTATCATCTACTTCTCTATTTAAGAATAGAACTTTCTTTAATGGAAACTTTTCCATAATTGTATCTTTCAAATCTTTTCCTTTTGCATTAGAAGCCATAGCAATAACTAATTTACGATTCTTATCTATATCATTCATAATTTGATTCAACCAATCATTAAATCTCATATAATTAACACGATAGTCTTCATATAGGCGATATTCATTTACAATTAATGACATTTGATCATCTTTTAAATTCATTACTCTTTGATAATAATTTACACAACGATCACTCAAATCAGCATCCAATATATACACATTGTCGGAAGAATTTAAATATGATTCATACATATTAATGATCATTGATGCTTTGTTATTTTTTGTAAAATGTTGGGATGTCATATATCTAGCTAATGATTCACATTCATCTACTATAATAACATTATAACGACTTCTATCTAATCTCATCAATGAATCAATTTGACAAATAATCTTATTATGACTAATATATTGATCTTCAAAGTCAGAATATAACTTAAATCCATACTTACCAAGATCACCCAATAATTTCGCTCCAAATGTTCTTCTACTTGAGATTAATAAAATATTCATATCATCGGTTATTAGTCCATTCTTGAAATATGCTTCAATTAAATTAGAAGTCTTACCAGTTCCTTTCTCACTTTGAACGGCTAGTAAGCGAGAATTAAAATATTCAGTCATTAATTCAGGAGTTAAATATCGTTGATTTAACATTCGGGTATTAGGTTTAATTGTTAATTGAATTTCTTTTTTAGGATACTCATTTACAATCTGCTCATTTGATTTTTTCTCATTCTTAAATATTCCTTCAACTCCTTCCTTCTTTGCTTCGTAAATTAAACTTCCAATACCTAATTTAGTATTACCTTTTAAACTCTTCCAATGTTTTTGAACATCTTCAGAACTCTTGTATTTCTTAGATTTAGAACTCCATTTATTAAACATTTCAAACAAATCAATATTACATTTAACACTTGTATTTTTTAATATCATTCCAATACGTATCCATGATTGATAATTATCACACATTTCTACAGGTAATCCATTTAATATCTTTTCAATATCAATATTATCAATATTCTCTTTAGGATCTTTTTCTGTGTTTGGATCTTTTTCATCTACTAAATCTTCATAATTATTTTCAATATAACTATCATCTACTAAATTTTCATCCTTAATATTATCAGTATATGTTATTAACGTCTTTTGAAAAAACTTTAAATCTTTTCCAACCTTAGTATATTTTCCTCCAATACAATATTCAACTGGCTCTAAAATACGTTTCTGACCCTTTTTAGTTGAGCCCATTATTCTTAAACACCCTAAATTATAAATACTCTCATCACATCCTCTTAATTCTGTTTCTAATTTCATTCTCTTGAAAAAATCCTTACACACTAAATGACTGGAAAACTTTAATCCATCAAATATTACATGATAAGAATATTTTTTACTACTCAATTCATGTGGCAATGTTTCTAATACAATTACATCAGATATATCATATATATGTTCATAAAATTGATCAGCATAATATATAACATCTTCTATATTTTTTTTTAATATTTCTTGACTATTTTCATATGTTATACCTTCTTTAGGTAAATCAATATCAAGAGCAAATTTCATTGAACTATTTTTTAACCAAAATTCATAATAATGACTTTGTTTATTATCTATGATTGTTTTGTCATAAATATCTTTAATTGATCTTACTAAGAATTGTTTTTTTGCTTTATCATTTACATCCTCTTGGAATAAATACAAATCAGTATTTCGTCCTTTGGATAATTTCTCATATTGAGATATAGCATCTTTTTTCTTTATGAAACTCATTACTTTTTATAATAGTATTTCTTTATAATAATAATTCAGTTTATCAATTTTTTATATCATACAGCTTAATTTGATCAACTTAAAAATTAATTTTAACTTGAATTTAACTTAAATTAATTATTAATTTTAACTAATTAATAATAAAATTTAAAAATCTCTCATATATACATCACCGTCTAATTCAAAAAAACCTAGTTCTTCAGCACCATTTTTTGCTGTATATATAATAACTTTTTTTTCCTTAAATATATGAAAAGGAATATGTTCAACTCTTAGAATACAATCTTTTGCTATTAAATTTTGATAATAATTAAATTGTTGTATTAAATAATGATCTGATCTTAGTTTTAAATTTTTTATATTAGAATCGGAATAAGGTAAAACATTTGGAGCTAAATTAAAAATGCCGCCACTTGATAAAAGAATTGGTATTAATTTCATTATATATTTCAAATATATTTTAAATATATTTGAAATATATTAAATATTAATTAAAATATATATTTTAATTAATAATTATCTAAAACTTTCAAAGCTTGGGGAGGAGTATAAAAACTCACAATCTTCCTTACACATTTGGATAAAGTCCTTCTGTGCTATCTCTGATGACAGTTCCTTTTCCAGGGTTTTTAACTTTTTCTTACACTCATATGAACAAACCTCTGCGTCAGCAAATGTAGATACATCATCAGGAATATCATCTTTTGCCTCTTCTGCCTCTTCTGCCTCTTCTGCCTCTTCTGCCTCTTTTGCCTCTTCTGCCTCTTCTGCCTCTTTTGCCTCCTCTGCCTCTTTTGCCTCTTCCAAACGTGCTCTTTTAATTCCTGTTGAGCGAGTGGTTGGATAAGTATCTTCTACTTCGCAAAGGATAATTGGCTTCTGAAGTAATGCTCGACGATGCATCTTTTCTTGATAAGCAATCATTTCTTGTTTTTCATGAGCATAAATCTTGTAAAGTATCTCAAGAAGATCCGGTTCATACAAATCATCTTCAATACCTGGAAGAAAGCTAATCGGCGGTCTGCCTCTCGGCAGAAAGTCACTAAGCTCCATGGCGCGTTTCATAGTTGGCATAATATGCTTCTAATTAAAAGATTCTATCTCCCAATATTATTAATATTTTCAATTTTTAATTCTATTAGATAATTGTCGCATAAAATAAGAAAATTCTTAAATTTGTTATGTGTTACACACCATAATTTGTATGACGGTTTTCTATATCACTGTATGATGGTTTTTGAATAACTAGGCGGATCTTTGGAATGAGGAATACATTATCCTGTTGAAGAATTTTCCAGGATTGGTCACCGCGATAAATATCTGCTCCGGGATTAGTGATAGGTAAAGCTTTATATGCGATTGAATACCAATCTACACTATTTTTTGTGGGTTTTGACTTCCGAAGGTCACATATCTTACGCCAAAATATAATGAGTTCTGCTGCTATTGAGCGTTTAACTATATAACACACACGTGTCTGTATATCACGCGCTCTTTTAAAAAGTAGTGTTGTTGGATATACTTCATTTTTTTTACTATTGAAGCCTAAGCAGGCAACTTGGGCATGTTCATCTGCTAAAAATTCTTCAATGTGCTTGTCTAAATCAAGTCTGTTACATTTAAATTGAGCATCATCTTCACATATCATTACAGCGCTTTCCGTTTGATTTTTATCTAGAAAATTTTCTAAACAGAGACAGTGAGATTCTAGACAACCTAGACCTGGGTCACCATTACCGGTAGAAGCTGATATGCGATGAAAACTCTCAATGGACATACAATTTAATTCCTTTGTTATTATCTCTAGTCGGTCTTTACGCTTATCTAAATTTATTACTAGGGGGCCATATAATTTATCCATTTTTATTATAGGTTATATTTTTTTCTTCTTATAATTATTATATTATCAATTTCAGAAAATAAAAAATTTATTTTCTGAAATCTTTAGGATGCTCTTCTCTTAGAGGTCCATGCGAACTACCGGCTTCTTGTTCCGCTCCTGGCGCGGCGCGCTTTTGATCGCCTTAATCTTCGCTTCCTCCTCTGCCGCCTGCGCCGCCTGCGCCGCCTGAGCTGCCGCCTGAGCTGCCGCCCGAGCTGCCGCCCGAGCCACCTCCTGTGCCGCACGGGCGGCAGCCATCTTCACACGGTAGACCTGCATCTCCTTCTCGTAGTTGTTGTGCTCCTCTTCGTTGTAGAGACTCACTCCGGGAAGATACCCGGTAGCGGGTGGTGTAGGAAGCGCGGGTAGGATGGGGTAGGAGGCGATATTCATCGTGACCTGACGAAGGCAAGAGTCGGTCAGAATTATAGAAAGGGAATGGATCTCGTTGGAAAATATATTTTCAATTTTATTATATTCTCGGCTTTCAGACGAGAATATAATAAAATTAGTAGGCATCCGAAGGACACTGAACAATTTTATTATATTCTCGGCTTTCAGAC